GCGGTGCCGCCGGACCACCATAACAGCAATACCTGGCCGTTGTGGGGGACGTAGATGCCGAGCGTGGTCGACCACGCGGTGAACGACCCGCCGGGAGACCCGGTGTCGTAGCCGGCGGACGAATACGCCCCGATGACACCGGTCAGAGGTGTTGTGTTGAAGGGGATTGCCTGGATCGCAGCCCGCGGTCCGGTCGCCATGTCTACACTCCCGCGATCATGAGATAGCTACAGGTGTACTCGAACCGCCGGTCGTTCGGGTCGAGGGGGAGCGGCGCAGGCCGCGACGAGAGCCGGTGCACGTGCTGGATCTGCACGCCGTCCACCATGGCCGGAAAGCTGGCTCCGAGAATGAGGGTGTCCAACTGGCGGGCCGCATCCTCGGCTGCGATTGGATCGTCGGCAGGGCCGCGCACCCGTGCCTGGAACCCCCACCCGTCGGTTGCGGGCTCCTCGGTGAGATATCCGGGCCCGCCCGTGCCGGTGATATGCACGATCTTGTCCGGCTCGCTCAGGATCTCCGGCCCCGGCAGCAGCGGGTACCCGGCCTCCTGCCGGGTGTCCCACCCGATCGAGGTGAGCCAGTCGATGATGACCTGTGTGGACGCGGTCACAGTCGCCCCCGCAGCTCATGGGGCTCGTTTCGGCCCGGGATCCGGATCACCTTGCCGTTGCGCATGAAGTAGACCGCCAGACCTGCCGCCAGCCTGGCGCGCAGTATGGCGTGGCTCTTGACGCGCAACTCGTCTTTGGTGAGCCGGTGCACCTTGGGCGGCCGGTCGTACGTCTCGCGCTGCCCGAGATGGACCTGCGGGTGTCCGGATTTGAGCAGGTCGCCCCACTCGCGCGGCGCGAAGATCTCCACCTGGTCGCTCAGGTGTTCGGCGGAGCGCTTCATCGCCTCGTGTCCGCCGTCGGCCAGCACGGTGCGCGCGTAGTCGGTCAGGTAGTCGTGGTACCGCTCGAGCAACGGCTGTTCCAGGTACTTGGCCTGTCCGCCGCGCGGATGGTGCAGCTCGATGCGCTCGTGCTGGTAGTGCGCGTACACCTGGTCGACGATCACGCTCGCGCGGATACGGCCCTCGCGGCTGCCGACCATCTCCCGCAGGTCGCTGATACGTTCGTGGAAGGTGCCCGCCATCACTGGTACCAGGTGCTCCCCTCGCCGTACTGCTCGGCGAGGTCGGCGAAGCCGGGCCGCCACATATCCGACGGCACGTCCGCCTGCAGGACCCCGGTCATGGGGTTGATCGTGGTGTTCGAGTCGTCCCCGGTGAAGATCGGGGGCAGCGGGTTGCGCACGTGGCCGGTCTCCTGGCCGACTCCCCCGGGCGCGACGACGTCGAGCCGAAGCTTGCCGTCTCGCACGCTGTTGAGCATCGTCTGCGCGTCGTTGTACTTCTGGCGCACCGGGTGGTCCGCCGGCAGCGCCTTGTTCTTCAGATAGGTGGTGGTCGCCCAGAAGGCGGCCAGGTCGAGCGTGAGGTCGTGGAAGATGTCCGGCGGTGTGGCCTGCGGCGTCGAGCTGTCGAAGACGTTGCCGGCGTAGACGCTGACCCGGTTGGACGCCGCGGTGAGCGCCAGGGTGAGCTGCGCGTCGGTGAGCTGCGCCGCGGTGCCCGTACCCGCGTCGGTGCCGTCCATCACCAGGCGCAGATCGGCGATGTCCGCATACAGGGTGCTCACGATGCACGGCCACAGGACATCAGTTGGTGACCCCCACGCCGAGCCCGGTCGACGACGTGGTGCCGGACCAGCAGCCGGTGCCGCCCGCCACGCTGCGGGACGGCGCCCAGACGTTGCCGGGCAGCTGCTGCAGCAGGTTGTTCGGCGAGGCCTGTGCGGTGAGCAGGTTCGGCGCGGCGTACACGGGCGGGTAGTCGGACGCGTCGTCGGGGTTCGTCCACGCCCAGGTCGGCGCGGCGGAGTACGTGATCGAGATCGAGCACCCGGGCGGGACCAGGTATGTGCCCGCGGCCGTGCCCGACAGGCCGGAGATCTGGCTGGTGGCCTGGTCGTAGACGTTGACCTGGGTGAGCGTTCCGCCGGTGACCGTGACGCGCACATACTGGCCGGTGTTGTTGGCCTGCTTGACCGTGGTGGCGGGCACCGCAGGAGACGGGACCGCCATCGTCAGCTCCCTATGTCCTGGATGTCGCAGAGGTACGCGCCGCCCATCGCGACGGACGCCGCCGTAGGTACTCCGGCCGTGCCGAGGGTTGCCAGATTGCCGGCGCCGATCGCGGTCTCCAACGCTGAGCCCGCTGGAACGTCGATGATCGTGCTCATCTGGATCGTCTGGCTCACGCCGTCATATGTAAATGTTGTGTCCGTCTTGACGATTCGGGGGTTAGCGGCCATGGTCGCCTCCTTATGAGGTCGCGATGGCTGTGAGGTCGGTATACGTGATCTGGTTGAACGGGCAGATCGCCGACAGGGTGAGCGGGTACAGCCGCTGCTGTGCAGCACGCCGGTACGCGGTCTGCACCTGGCCGGCGGAGACGACGGTCGGGATGTAGACCACCCGGGCGAAACCGTAAAGATTCTTGCCGACCACCGCGACCGAGACGGAGGTGAAGTTCGTCGACAGCGTTAACACGCTCTTGCCGGGCTGCCCGGCACCCGGCGGGGTGACCGCGATCGAGCCGCAGTTGCCATAGGCCATGTTGACGTTGGACAGCGTCTCTTCCGAGAGCGACGTGGTGACCTGCAGCTCGGCCGTGTTGACCGCCACACCGACCGGAGTGGGCTGCTCCTCGATCGAGATGTTCTGTGTGGTCGGGTTGAAGGTGACCGTGACGCCGGCCTCGGTCGCGCCGACGTACGCCCAGCCCAGCCCGGTCCACGCCGAGCCCACACCCAGGTTCTGGTCGGACGGGACCGCGGTGCCGGTGGCTGAGGTGAAGAGGATCCCCGTCCCGTAGACGACGTTCGTCGTGGTGTAGCTGGGTGGGGTGAACACAAGGGGCGGACCGGCCATGTCAACTCTCCAGATCCTGGGTGATGGTCACACCCGCATCGGCTGCAGCCTCCATGAACGCTGCGACCCGGTTCCCGGGGACCTCGGTGAACTCGTTGCCGACCACGAGTCCGGCGTGGTGCAGGGCAGCGTGCGGGGGTTCCACCTTCAGACGCATCGACGCCTGGTCGGCGAACGCCTGCCGTGGCCGCTGTGCCTCGGCGAGCCGCCGCTCGAGCTCGGCTATGCGCGCGTCCCGCGGGTCGACCTCCTCGGCCGGCTCTTCGGCCGGCTGCTGGCTTCTCGCCGTGGCCATGTCTCCGCTCCCCTCAGTTGCTCAGACCGGAGTGGCCGACGTCGTCGGCCGAGGTGATCTGCGTCAGGTTGCCTGAACCGATCGCGGTGAACAGCGCTCCCGCAGGGTCGAGCAGCAACTCCATGCCGGCCAGCCAGACGGTGGATCCTCCGGCCGATCCGGCTCCGCTGCCCCACTTACCCACAGCCTGTGCATAACTTCCGGTGCCAAAGTTCCCCGGCGCCCCCACACCGAGCGGGGTGACCGACGCGGCTCCGCCCTGCACATCCGGTGTGTACGTACCGGCGGCCAGTGTGACCTTGGAGTTCAGGCGGTATCTGTTGATCGCCATCAGAACCCCCAGCCGGGTGCGGCCGGTACGCCCGTGCCCACTCCGACCCCTGAGTACGCGGAGGTCAGTACGAGATCGCCGAAGTTCTTGCCGGTTCCGTGCGCGTTGGCGAAACCGGATCCGGCGATCACGATCGATGTCGGCGTGGAGCCGGAGCCGACGACATCGATCTCCGATAGCGTGCCGTCGCTGACGTACAGCTGTTCTCCCGCGGGGAACGCAGCTCCGCCGGCCGCGATCGGGAGTGCGGCCGCGCCCGCCGCCACCGATCCGTTGCTCACGGGCAGCACCCACGTCCAGGTCCCCGCCACCGAGTATGTGATCGAGATCCGGCCGCCGGCCGGCACCGCGTACGCGGCATTGGTGGTGCCAACCTGCACGCCGTTGACATAGACGAAAGTCAGCGTGAACGCGCTGAGTGTGACGATGACGACGGAACCCTTGGTGTTGGAGACCTGGTTCGTGGTCGCCGTGCCACTGGCGGGAACGCCCGGGGCAGAGCCCACGGTCACCAGTCCGGGCGTGAACTGCCACTCACAACCAGCGCACCGAAGCGTGGTGCCGTTGACGTTGACCATGATGCGCTGCACCGGTGTGCTGCAGCGCGGACAGGTCACGACACTGGCGACCGGCTCACTCGGGATCCCCGACGACGCCACGGACCATCACGCCCCGGCCCGGGTGCGGGAACGTCCGCGCGGCGGGATGTCCACCGCCTCTTCCGGCACCCGGCCCTCGCTGTCGGGCTGGGGCTCGGTGAGCTCCGGAACACGCTCGAGCACCTGGACCGAGCTTGATCCGTCCGGATCGTCGCGAGCTCCGGCGGGCGGCCCGAACTGCCGATTGGAGAGCTGGCGCGGCAGGATCCGCGGCATCTCCTGCCCCTGCTCTTCGATCTTCCGGATCCGCGGCGGACCGAACTTCGGGTGCAGCAGGTTCTGCACCCGTGTCTCATCCGCCTCGAACGTCTCCCCGGGTCCGATCAGGTCGGTCTGCTTCTCGACATCCCCCTTGCGCGGAAGGGAGATGTGCATCAGCGCCTGCCAGCGTGCCACGTCACACCCCCGACAGCAGTGCGACGGCCAGGGGCTGGTCCAGGCCGATGGCACTGGCCCGCTGTGTGTCGGACCGCCACGTCTTGCGCGGTTCGTCACGGTAGAGCGGGCCGGCCAGGAACGGGAGTTCGTCGGCGTAGAAGCCGGCCCGCTTGCGCTGCATCACGATCGCGTTGCCGGCGGGAACCTGGCGTGAGACCAGCACGTCCAGGTTGAAGATCTTCTGCGGCAACACGCCCGTGTAGAGCAGGTTCTCACTCGCGATGTCGCCGATGTACGGCGCGGCGAAGGTGCTGGACTGCAGAAGCGTGTTCTTCGTGCCGTGATTGATGATCATCGTGTCGGCCTCGAAGCCGAGCCACTGCGTCACACCCGACGGACTGACGATGTTGGAGTTCTCGACCAGGTAGCACGCCTGTGCGATATCCGCGCGGATCGTCGCGGCCGCGGAGGACCACGCGTTGGAGACGGCCAGCGTCTGAATCGACGCATTGGCCACGACCGCGCTGTAGAAGGCCGTGTTCCAGGAGTAGACCATGGTGTTCTTGACCTGCAGCAACTGGCGTGTCACCGGGTCGATGGTCTGGCGGCGTCGCATCTCGTCGGACACCATGATCGCCATGGCGCGCTCGTGGGTGAAGACCACCCGCGGGATGCCGATCGAGGTCGGCACGACGGGGACTTCGCCGAACTCGGGCCTGATCTCGGGATAGTCGTCCGCGTACAGCGGGGTGGACTCCGAGTAGCGCACCGCACCGCTGGGCGCGGCGCCGCCGTTGCGGAGGACGGAGTCCACGATGAACTCGTTCTCCGTTATGTCCAGGATCAGCGCAGGGATGACCAGCGGATCCTTCAGCAGCTCATTGACGGTTATCCGTGGCGCATCCGAATAACCGCGCGCGCCTGCGGGCATCGGTCACTCCCCTCTCAGAAGATCCTGGCCCGGCCCAGGAAGTAGGTGCTGCCGCCGATGAGCGTGTTGGCGGTCAGCATGCCGGACACAATCCCGCCGGGGTGCGTGCACTTGCCGACGGTGGACACCACGGCAGGTGTCGCGCCGCCTGTGACCACGGTGCCGGCTGTGGTGCCGCTGATGGTCAGGAAGTCGCCCTCGGACACGGCGCCCTGGTACCAGACCCAGATGTCGACCATGCCGTAGTAGACGCTGGTGTAGTCGTCCAGTACAGAGATGTCGATGGCTGGCTGGCCGTACGTGTTGACGGCCCCGGTCTGCACCGCGATGACGTTGGCGTCCTTGCCGGCCACGCCCATGTAGTACCGGGCGTTCGCGGCCGAGCAGGGCGCAACGGTCAGATCGGTGTTCGAACCGATGGTCGTCGGGCAGACGATCATGCCACCGATGACAAGCGCGGATACCTGCTTGTTCATCGGGCCTTGCTTGTAGTGCGGAAGAACCGCGGACATCGGCTCTGCCTCCTCAGAATCCGTTGCTGACGGCAAAGGCCTCGCCGCTTGTCTCGCGCATCGTCGTCGCAGACGCCGCACGAAGGTTGCCGGCGCCGATCGCGGTGACCTCAGCCGGGGTTAGGTCGAGCACCTCGTGCACGTGGACCACCCGCGGAGGCTGGCCGTAGCCCGAGCCTGCGACAGTCACCGCGGCGGTCACCACGTATCTGGCCACGGCTAGCTCAACCCGAACATCTGCGCCCGGGCCCGAGACACGACCTCGTCACGCTCGGCGGCGGCCGTGCCCTTCTGATCGGGCTCGTCGAGCGGAGATCCCAGCTCGACGGACATGTCCATCATCCGGGCCGTCTTGGCGAACTCGGTGAGGATCTTCCGCACGATCTGGCCCGCGTCGACAGAAGTCCCGTTGGACAGGTCGACGGTGTGGCCGACACCCTGCAGCAGCGGCTTGGCCAGGTCGACGATGAACGGCGGGACGCCGGAGTCGCGCACGAGACGCGACTTCTCCGCGGCGAACCGCTGCTCGTCCAGTTCGGCCGTGATGACCGAGAGCTGCCGCTCGTTCTCGTCGGCCCGGGCGTGCGCCATCTCGATCGCCATGGCCGCCTGGCCGGACAGCCCCGGAGAGTTGGCCGCCACCTCCGCCTCGAACTCCGCCTCCAGTGCGGCCAACTCGTCGTCGGGAAGCTCCGCGATCAGCTGGGCCAGCTCCTCGTCGGACAACTCCTTCTCACCGGTCAGAACACCCAGGTCCGTGTCGGCGAGCGCCCTAAGAGCGTCGATCTTGTCTTCGGGAATCTGCAG